ATGACCCGTGATGGCTTGATTAGCGTTATAAATACGGTAATTCGGTCATGTGCGGATCAAGTAACAGACCCAGCAGAATATCAACGGATTTTGTTAATGCAACAATAAGTTTTTGGGCGAAAGCAATGTTATTCAGCCTATAGCTATAGGAAGCGAACGGCTAAGAGATTGTGAGTAGCCCACCTTAAATTTCGGGGGAATATATGATAGTAAAAGACAATAATGCAGAATCAGGCCATTGGTACGAAACCAACGGTACACCAGCCTATCGCATAATCGGTGCGAATGGAGTTGAACGCAATACAACTTTGCGAGACGCCAAAAAACTAAACTTAGTACCGTCAGTAACCACAATCATCCAGCAGATAGATCGCCCTGGATTAACTCGGTGGAAAAACGAACAGTTATTGCTATCCGCTTTAACTTTGCCCAGATTTCCTAATGAATCGGAATCTGATTGGCTTACCCGTGTTATGCAAGATTCGCGAGAAACTAGCAAACAAGCCGCAGAACGAGGTACAAATATTCACGGCATCATAGAATCGTTTATGGAAGGTGTTTATCTTCCACAAGTACCTTTGTATTGCTTTGAAGTAGAAAAAGCCTTACAAGACCATTTTAGTGCTCGTGCATGGCTTCCAGAACATAGTTTTGGCAATGATAAGTTTGGCGGCAAGGTGGATTTACACGCCAAGCCATATGTCGGTTTCAACGGGGCGGTCTGTGATGTAAAAACCACAGAAAAAGACCTAGATAAAGTTGATGTAATGTTTGACCATCAGATGCAACTGGCGGCCTACAGACAAGGTTTAAAAATGCCTAATGCAGATTGCGCCATTCTGTATGTAAATGCCAAGCAAAATAAGGTTAAACTAATTCCTATAGACCCATCCGACTTGGATTTGGGATGGGAATGTTTTGTCCGATTACTTGAGTTTTACCGTATTCGCAACAAACTAATCTAATCACGGTGGCGGTTGTCTGGATTCCCCCGATCCTTCACGGGATAATCGCCACCACCTTTTACCTATAAGCATCAAAAATGTATAAACATTGCTACCTATATGTATAAATTGTGTAATTAACTATACATTTATTTAAATACTGTATATCCATACATTAGGGTTTCCCCTAGTATTATATTGTTTTGTAATACATTAATCTGTGGTTACTCCATCGGGGGATGGTACTAAAAAGGAGTAGTTAAAATGAAACAAATTGGACAAGGCAAAAAAGAATTTGTAGTAATGAAATTTGATGACTACATCAACGAATGGAAAGTTTGGAGTGTTCCATTAACTATCAAGCAAGCATATTTTATTCTTGCCAGAAAAAATCCAAACTATTACAAAATTCAATCAATCTAATTAAACCGCCCCTACGGGGGCATCTTTTTGGGGAAATCAAAATGAAACAAAAAATTATTGACTGGATTGGCGTAATTATTCTTGGAGTAATTCTTGGCGTTATGTTTGGCTGGGGATTCTGATGAGAGTGCCGCCAGTAATGCCAGTATATCCATCTTATCCATACCATAACAAACAACCACCAAAGGATCGCAAATGAGAAAGGGTGTACAAAGCCTTTTTAATGAGAAATGCCCTTGTGATGATTGCCGATATAAAGAAGATTGCAAAAAGAATGATTGGGCTTGCACTCATTTTCTTCGCTATATTGTTAGCGGGGCGTGTTACTTGGATGTTAACCGTAATCCTACTCGTAGTTTATTTGTAAAAATATTTAAGGATGAGGATTTAGACCTACGCAAAATTGTTGATGGACAGGAAGAATTATTATGACTTGGAATTTAAGGTTAGTGCATTTAGATGATCCCGATTTGCCTGGTCAACCATACATTGAAGTGCGGGAAGTCTATTACGATTCAATGGGCAAACCAATGGGTCATACTGCCGCAACTGTAGGCGGTGAAACGGTTGACGAATTAAAGCAATATTGCCAATGGATATTGGAATCATTAAACAAACCAATTTTGAAATTTAAGGATTGATATGAAAAATGAACCAGTAGCGTGGATGGAGTTGTATTTTGGAGAGCCTAATAATCTTGCTTGGGATAATACTGAATTAAAAGATAGCGGTGATGTCTATAAAACTATTCCACTCTACACCCATCCAGCAAAGACACTAACAATTAGCGATAGGGATATTTTAAAAATAATCCACGATAAGTTTACTAAGTTTGGTTTTGAAGCTGATTACATTGTGGAAGATACTGAGTTAATTGAATTTGCTAGAACAATACTAAGAAAGGCACAAGAGAAATGATTAAAAATAACCATGACGGCACAATTACTTTAATTGATGTATGGACTGCTTGTTCTTCTTGCGGTCAACAAGTTACTGGTGATTCTATTCATAATTGCTTGCCACAGTTAGATATAAAAAGATACCAATGGCTTAGAAATGAATATGCACATGGTCGTGAAACCTATTTAGCCGAGTCTATTCCCAGCGGTGAATGGTTGGACAAATACATTGATGAGCAACTAAGAAAGGCACAAGAGAAATGACTACATTTACTACGGAAGATCGGCAAGATATTCAAACATTGTTGTTTGAAAATGCCAATTTAATTACCCAGTTGCAAGAAAAAGTAAAGTTTTTAGAAACCAAAAATAAATGGCTCATGCAACAAGTTGAGCAACTCGAAATTCAATTATGGGGGTCACGATGAGTGTATTTTTTACTTTAATGGCATTAACTGGGATTTGCACTTGGATTGCAATTTTTTTAATGATTGGCCTAATATGGATTGAATCAAAATGATTCCAGAAGATAAAAAAGAAAAAGTTAGAAATATTATAAAAAGTGACCCAGATAGTTACCGTTTAGACTTTGGTGATTGGGTAGAGAGTAATTGGCATATATTAGTAGCGTTCTTCAATGAAGCCAATAAAGTCTGGGATTTGGGTATTAGGCATCATTCAGCACGGGATTTGTGCGCTTTTTTGCGGCATCAATCCAAAATTGAAGAAGCCGAGCAACGATCAAGAATCAACCCAAATGGCTTTAAAATTAGCAATAACGCATCACCGTATTTAGCTAGATTATATTTGGCCATCAAACCAGAAAGGGATGGATTATTTGAATTAAAAGAATTAAAGGCAAGTCAATGAAAGGTGAAAATATGAATGATTACATTTGGACAGTTAGCGGTACTGATATTACTCAAAGGTGGCGGCAACATGGCTGGATTCCACCATCAGAATTACCAGAGTACCAAAAGAAATGGAAGTTTTACCAAGAATTACCATTGCGTAAACTTGATGATAAAGCCAAAGAAGAATACGAAATGGTGCTTAAAAAAGCAAAAGTAGCTAGGATTCGTTAAGCATTTCTAATGCGGCTTTACGGACTGTTTCAACCCTTGCTAACCAGCCTTTACCAAATGTAGGGAAAGTTGGCAGTCCTTCATAAAACCGTATTTTTGCATCACTAAATTTATTAATTAAATCGTTTGGATCAGCTTGCTTAATCAATTCCATAGTTCTTGGGCCAACTACGCCATCTGGTACGCAACCAATAGCAGATTGCAAAATCTTTACGCAACGCCCAGGGCCAGCATTGATGGCAAAATCTAGGCATAAATAATCAATACCTTTACTTAGCACTTGGCCGTACACGGGATTCCAGTATTTTTGCTGATAGAACGGGGCTACTTTTTCTGGTGTCAAAGCCTTCATATCGGCAGTTGATACTTTGTGGCCTACAAATTCTTCCCATGCCTTCTGGGTAACGCCTAAGTTGGTACAACCTTGTCTGCCGTCATCTAAGTGATTGCCAGGGTCTTTAGGGTTATCAGTAAAGCCACCTTCTGACTTTAATACCAACTCTAGGCTTTTTTCAAAGTTATTGATCATTTGCTATACCTACTTGTTCTGTCAGCCATTTTTGTAATTCCACCAACATTAAGGTTGTTTGACTGCATTGGTAAGCAAGTTGATTGTAGGCGGCACTTGCATTAGCGATGCTGGCGGTTGTGGAAATGGGGCTTGCGGTACTGCTACTGGGCTGGCGCACCCCATTAGAGTAATACTGGCGCAATAAACTAAGTTTCGCATCATATTCATCTTGAATACCTTTCGTTACTATTTCGTGTTGTTTTTTGACTGCTTCGTTGTGTGCTTCTTGTGCTTTGGCGGCTTGTTCGACTTGTATTTGATAATTAGAAAAACGCAAATGTTCCACATAAAAACCAGCCCCAAACCCACCAAGTAAAAGACCAATATATATGTAAATTTGGACACTAGAACCACCCATAAATTCAGTCGCTAGACTTAATAGATTTTTAAACATTATTGTCCTTCTGGTTCTGCGCCAGCAAGCTGTTTGCCAGCAACACTAGCCGCACCAGAGCCAGACACAATGCCTAATGCGCCAGCCAGTTCGGTAAGGCTAATCTCTTTTCCAGCATATATTAAATATATAGCCGCACCGCCAACAAGTAAAAAGCCAAGCATCCAAGCCATTCTAGCAATACAGAAAGTTTGATTATCTTTTCCAGTAAGAATGTGCGTTAATATTTTATTCATTTATATTACTCCTAATACAAACTTTAACCATAATGTTACTATTAATGCGGCCACAAAACACCACATCTGCACCCGCCTAATTTCTTTTAAATCATGTTGAAATTCTTGATTTTCTTTTCTTTCAAGATTTTCAATATCTAATTTAATTTTCAATACTGCATCCCATTCTTTTGCGCCATATTTCTTAACAAAATCTATTTTAAGTTTTGCTTCTTCCTCAGAAATTTGCTTTTTGCGCTTCCATTCATCTAAGGCTTTAATTAATGCCTTTTCTTTCTTTAATTCAGTTTCCCTACGCAATCTAATGCGTTCTTGAGCCTTTCTATTAGCCAGGTCAACGCCATCTTGCTGTATTCCTTCAATGCTTTTAGATAGCCCATGCGTAGCCTTTCTGGTCGAATCTAATGATCCGCTTAATGCTTTAATGCCCTGTTCAATACCAAGATAATCTGACACATCACTTGCTCATAAAGTAATGAGTTAAAAATCCAATAAAGGTGCTAAATGCCGACACAACGGCCATGCCAACCCAGAAACCACCTTTTGATTGATTGGCAAGGGCTAATAATGTTTCCATGCCTTCTTCCAGCTTATCAACCTTTACGGTTAAATCATCAACTTTTTGCCATAACTGGCCGTATTTAACTGGGTCAATTTGAAAATCGGACATAACAAAACCATATCAAAGTTTAGAGAGTGTATTGTATTGTCCGATGTATTACAGAATGTATTTTATCACTTCTTCGGGTTTTAAAAACGCATCAGGGTTATATTCAGTAAAATCCCACCAAAGAAATTGATTCTGGGCAAGATAATCACGGGACTTTAGTAAGTTGGTATTTTCTGGATGCCCATAAATTAATGGATCAGATACAGACCATAATACAACGCCAGGCTTTTGACAATCCCATGCTAGATGCTGAAAAAAACTATCACAACCAATCCAGATGCGGCACTCAGCAATTAATTCACGCAATCTTGCAACTGGAAGATTCTTTAAGAATTTGGGGGCTATCTGTTCTTCGCCATCAACTCCGACTTGGACAATTTCCTCAGAAATTAATGCTAACAATTCTTTCCAATAAAAGTAATTTTTAGGGTTAATTTTGCCGTTCATTAATGGTTTGGCAAACGGGGCAATTAATATCATAGATATAGCTTTCTATAAGCATTTTCTAGGCTGTCTTTCCAATCCCATTGCGCCATCTTTTTATAAATATTCCAGCGGTCTAAATCACCAAACAATGCTTGTGCTTCTGCTATTGATCTGCCTGGCACGATTTCTGGATAGCAAGTAAATACCATAGGGTTATGTATATCAGGTAGCACATGAGAAAACACGATATGATCACCAGCCCCGCAATTAAGCACAACAACGGTGTAGTCGGCAAGCTGTAGTGTATTTCTAAAAATCTGTTCATCATGGGCATACATCCCTTCGTTTGTTTCAGACCTTATGCCGCCTTGCGCTTTTAAATGCCAAGTAACCGCATGAGGGCCAACTAAAACTTTATATTCTTTTTGATGCAATCCATAAGTAAATAGCGTTTCTTCTCGATGCGCTACACGGGATAAGCCTAAGTTGTAATCATGCACTCCAGCACGATATAAGAATGAGCAATGCAAATGTTCAACTTCTTTTATTTTTTCTATTTTGCCCCATTGAATATTGGGTTCTTTATCAATGTCGGCAATTTTTCCTGTAGATTGCGATGTTTCAAAAATATTGGGCATAGACAATATTGACCCGCCAACTGCGCCTACATTCTTAATTTCTGTGGCGTAACTATGTAAGTTTTGTAATACATTTGGTTCTGGAATGGCATCATCATCTACACGCCAAACCCATTTGTAACCCATTTCGTTTGCTTTTTGATGTATGTGGTGTTGCCCTTTTTTGTCGGCAAATAACCATTCCCATGCAATTTTTTTGTAATCCAATATTTGAAATATGTGCTGGTATATAGGGTTTTCCCGCATATCTTCGGGATTGTCGTTATCGTCAAAAATAATCAGCTTATCAGGGGTTTTAGTCTGATTGGCTATAGCCATCAAAACCATTGGCAAAGTCGTTGTATAACGCCCTCTAGTAGCCACAGAACATAAAATTTCTTTCCTTTGTGCCGCTTTGTCCCATTTGGCAATCATTAGATTAAAACGATTGTGTTCATTAATGGGTTGCGGGTAACTTGTAATTTTCCCATGTTCCCCAATATAAGAAATATCAAAACCTTGAAAATGGCTTTCGTTGATTCCATGTAATTTGTGATGCTCACCCCAAAACCCTTTTGGTTCATTCCAGGGGCAAGTAATTAACAAAACTTTACAATGCTTTTGTAATAACTTTACAATTTCTAGCCCATTGTCCAAATGCTCAATGACTTCAAAAGCAATGATGGTGTCGTATTGTTCTAGCGGATAAGTGTTGATGTCGGCATTAACAAATTTGTTAATACCATCCCATCCTTGTGCTTTGGCGTTTTCAATGATTTTAGGGTCGTAATCTAACCCTGTATATTCAATATCTTTTGGCAAAAACTGTCGGCCATAGCCATTAGAGCAACCAATCTCTAATATCTTTTTGCCTAAAAGATTATCTTTAGCCCAAAAATAACGGGTGGATTCTCTAGGATAAACTTCGTCACCCTTTAAGAATACCGCCCGTTCATAGTTGTTCATCAACTCATTTACTTCATCTTGTTTTGTCATGTTTTTATATTATTTAATGCGGATAAACTGCATCGACTATCATGCCCGCTGTTAATCCTGTTCCGAATACAATGCTTGTGCCGCTAGTTACTGTTACATCAGTACCGTTACGCATTTTAACGCCATTCAAATACACCTCAATTTTGCCAGATGTATAACTTAATGATGTGCTAAATGTTGTTTGACTTGCGGTGGCGGTAAATGTGTCATAAGTTAATGCAATGCCATATCCGCTGTAGCCAGAATAACCGCTATAACCCGATACTCCTGATCCAGAATAACCTGAGTAACCAGAAATTCCAGAATAACCGCTATATCCACTAATTCCTGATCCAGAATAGCCGCTATAGCCGCTAATGCCTGATGCGCCATTAGTACCATTTGTTCCAGAATAACCAGATATTCCGCTAAAGCCAGAATAGCCTGATGTGCCAACTGCGCCTGAGTAACCGCTATATCCAGAATAACCGCTTACGCCAGAACCAGAATATCCGCTATAGCCTGACACTCCAGAACCGCTATAGCCTGATATGCCTGAGTAGCCAGATATACCGCTAAAGCCAGAATAACCGCTTATACCACTGTAACCTGATTGGGTATACATTACTTGAGTTGCGGTAACAATTACACCTGGCGTTACTGGCACAGTTGGCCCAGTCTGTGCGCTAGTTGTTGTAATAGAAATGCTTGTATTAGAAACTGCCCAAGCTAATTGCAAATAATCACCAGCGGAAACTGTTAAAACATAATTAACTGCGGCAATTAACGCACCAGCACCGCCATGCGCTGTACCTGGCACATTGTAAATAGAATTACTATCTGCAACATCAGAACCATTTTTTCTTAGCCATACATCGACATTATCGCCATTGGAATCTGAATTTGCAAATTGCAATGAATATTCAAGATTGTATGTACCAGCATTTGCAAATTTAATTTGATTACCAGAAACAATGCTTACGCCATTAGCTTCAAATTGATTACCAATGTTTACAACATAAGCTGTTGTTGTATTTGCGGCAGTTTGATTGGTTGTGTCATAAAAAGAACCATAAAAGCCTTGTACGCCACCGCCACCGTTTTGACCACTAAATCCTGAGTAACCAGAAATTCCAGAATAGCCACTTTGACCAACTGCGCCAGAATATCCAGAAATTCCAGAATAACCAGAATAGCCACTTACGCCAGAGCCAGAATATCCGCTGTAACCAGAGTAGCCAGAAACACCACTACCGCTATAACCAGAGAATCCGCTAATTCCTGAGTAGCCGCTGTAACCGCTATAACCAGAAACGCCACTACCAGAATAACCAGAAATGCCGCTGTAGCCAGAATATCCAGAAACACCTGATCCGCTAAATCCGCTGATACCAGAATAACCTGAGTACCCGCTATATCCACTTACACCACTACCCGAATATCCGCTAATGCCAGAATATCCAGAGAATCCGCTGATACCAGAGTAACCACTTATTCCAGAATAACCTGATGCACCATTAATTCCGCTATACCCAGAAATACCAGAATAGCCAGAATATCCACTAATGCCGCTACCCGAATATCCAGAATATCCTGATACGCCAGAACCAGAGTAACCACTAATACCAGAATAGCCACTAAATCCAGAAATACCACTATAGCCTGATAATCCATTTTGTCCACTTATTCCTGAGTAGCCGCTATATCCCGATATTCCGCTACCAGAATAACCGCTGATTCCAGAAAATCCAGAATATCCACTTGTACCTGATTGTCCGACTGCGCCAGAATAGCCTGATATACCGCTAAATCCTGAGTAACCAGAAACACCACTACCAGAATAGCCTGAGAATCCACTAAAACCGCTTATGCCGCTAAATCCAGACCAACCCGATACACCAGACCCAGAATATCCAGAAAACCCGCTATAACCGCTTACACCGCTTCCGCTAAAGCCAGATATACCAGAGTAACCAGAATAACCAGAAATGCCTGAGAAACCGCTGTAACCAGAAATACCAGAATAACCCGAAAAACCAGAATAACCAGATGTACCTGGTGGCCCTACAATTTCACCTACATTATTCCAAGTCGTGCCAGACCATACATACAGATCGCCATTGGAAGAAACAATGTAAGCATCGTTTGGCAAATTCCCAACTAAAGGTAAATCGGCTGGTGTTGCAACCGTACCTTTAATATTAATTGATGTACCTTGTTGGCCGCTATATCCGCTAAATCCAGAATAACCAGAAACACCTGATCCGCTGTAGCCACTTATGCCGCTATATCCAGAATAGCCTGATATACCGCTAAACCCCGAATATCCGCTAATACCGCTGTAACCAGAATATCCAGAAACACCAGAACCAGAATATCCACTAAAACCTGACCATCCAGAAGTACCACTAAATCCTGACCAGCCACTTACACCTGATCCACTAAAGCCAGATTGACCAGAAAATCCAGAATAGCCAGATATACCAGATTGACCTACTGCGCCACTATATCCAGAAATTCCAGAAAAACCGCTATACCCTGATATACCGCTACCAGAATAACCAGAATATCCGCTAATTCCAGAAAAACCAGAATAACCAGAATAACCCGAATATCCTGATTTACCAGAATAACCAAATCCAGATGCGCCACTATAGCCAGAATAACCTGAGTACCCGCTTAATCCTTGTGGGCCAACTAAACCACGATCAATTTTAATGGTTTGATTAGGTGGAGTTGTAACTTTAACTGTCTGCCGTGCTTGTGGCACTACAGACACGGACACATTATTTTGATCCGTTACATTAACTTTTATACCCATGATTACTCCACAACAATGCCATCAGAGCGGATCAAAAACAACAAGAAGATAATGTAATCATTTGCGGGGTTTGATCCTGATGCGGGAAAACTGATTTTGATGCGACCAGAATAAGCAACACAGTCTTGTGCGCCAATATCTAATTCTGGATCATCGGCCATTAGCCCCCAGGTTGAATCGTTAATAACAAGGGTAAATTTGCCTTGTGCGGCAACTTCATTTGTAATAGTAAGACTGATAGGCGTTGGAGTTGGGCTGTAATCACCAATATCAAACGACAGGCCATATCTTGAATCTTGCAAATTTGTAACTGTTCTGCGAATAATTTGTGCATCAATCGTGGCAGATGTTAAATCTAATGGCGTTACACCATCAGACCCTACAATATCTAAATTCCAATAAGTCTGTTGTTCCCAGACCAATTCCCCCGCTATACAAGGGTTATCAAAACCACTAACTTGAGTGATCGTATTTTGCGAAAACATTGCCATGATTAATCCAATTCTCGATATAGCCCCTATGCCCTCACAGGCGGCTTTAAATCATGTCTTGTATTTTACTTTAAGCTGATGGAGTTGTAATCTCATCGGCTGGTAATGGTGTATTGCCTTCAGCTACCCATTTTAGGTAGGCTTGGTAGTCTGTGTTGGCTGAAGCAAAAGGAATATACGCACCATCTTCAATGCGGATAACCTGATTTGCTAATTCGCCAGTAAAAGGGTTTTTAACTAATTTATACATAATCATAACTCCGCACTTGCTTTCCAAGCAATCGTATTAGATGAACTTCCTAACTGTTTTGTTGCATTGGTATTATCGTAATAAATAAAACCAGTATTAGTTGTAAATGCACCTTGTGTTCCACCAGCAGTATTAGGATAAAAAGTCATTGTTGGTACATCTCTTTTTTGCACTAAAAAACCAATATTAAAGCTACCATTTGATAAATTACTGGTTTGTGCCGCAAGAATTATCCAGTTGTAATTAGGTTCATAATAACGCTGACACAATGCTAACTCTTGACCATACTGACGATACTCAAATCCAGTAGCACTACTTCCTACTTCTAATTGAACGCCAGCCAAATATAGCGTTGCGCTTGCATTAGAAGCTAATGTTACAGAACCAGTAACACCATATAAGTTTGATGATTGCCAAGAACCAGCACTTCCTTTTCTTGAGCTTCCTGAACCTAAATCAAAACCAAGAATAATTCCTGTGCTATTTGTTGTTTGCCAAGTTCCGCTTGTATCACCAGCAATTGTTACTGTGCAATATGTCCAAGTATTTGCCGAAGCTATTGAATAAGTAAAAGCATAAGACCTTGAAGCATCACTATTTCTTAATGAACCACTAAATGTTCCTGTAAGGCTTGAATATGCCCAAAAAGATAATGTAACAGTTTTAGCATTTGCCGTTCCCCATTGCATATCTGCAATGTTGTAACCTTCAATTGGTTGTTGGAGTTCATAGTAATCTGAAGAACCAATACTTTGCGCTGAAGCTACTGTAATTTTTAAACTTGTAGAAAATCCAACAGGAACAGTTGATGACTGTTGAGTTGTAAATACATTTGAACCAATACTTTGAATTGACCATCTATCAATAGTGTAATAAGCAGAACTGTTGCCACCTGGAACTGTATAACTAGCACCAGCATTTCTTTGGTCAATAACCATCGCACCATTAATAATGCGATTCTTCATAATAGAAGCGTTACCAGCACCTAATTGCGTTGTTCCGATTGTGCAAGTACCGCCAGTAAGGTTTGTTGCATTAGTCGCATTTGTAGCGGATGCAACTGCGCCATTAACTGCCGATCCAGCTAATTGACCAGAAGAATTTACGCTATTTGCTAAATTAGCTAAATTAAGTGCTTGTGTCATACTGCCCCATTTCTATTAAATGATTGCTCTACTAGGATATTAAGGTTACTTGTTGGTGTTTGTGACAATGTATAGCTTCCAGTTGTTACAGAATAATCCACAGTTTCTAATAATAATACTCCATTATTATATAGATTAAATGCTAATGGATTGAAAGTAAACGGATAAGTTGCTTGACCAGGAATTGTATAAACATCAGTATTTGATGGGTTGCCGTTTGGCTGACCTTGATTATTATCTGTCCATTGAATAACTTGCAAATCACCAGAAACGGCATTTACAAAACTAATAGTCTGATCAGATATATTATAGTCTTGAGCATTAATTACTGTGCCATTTAGGAATAACAACTCATTACCGCTAACTAGCGTAAATCCTGATGCGGTGTATGATCCAGTATTACTTAATGTGTCTGAATTTCTGCTAAAACTATTATAGGTAGTGCTGGTTGACACGGCCACAGAAGCCATAGAAATGATTGTAATAATATCGTTTAAATTAGCCCCAGTTACTAAAGTAATGTTTCCAGTTGAGCCACCAGTATCGGTATATTCGCTAGGATCAAGCAATAAACCATTTTGGAATACTAAACAGTTTCCAGATAAATATTCTGTTCCCCGTGTTACATGGAAAACGGTTTGACCGCTGGAAGCATCAAAAGCGGTCATAGTGTAATTAAATGTATCTGGTGGCACAAATCCTACAACACGGCCATATACATCCACAGTCAATGTAGCAACGCTAGATGTATAAGTTTGCGCCCCGCCAGGGAAAGTCAATAATTGCGCCAATGATGCAACTACTTGACCTTGTGGGTTGTTGTTTACCGCAATTTCTCCAGTACCTACCGTAGTAGTACCAGTCTGAATAAGCTGACCAGTACGGGCATTAAGATCAATAATGTTGTAACCATCTTCCAACCCTTGCCAAATAGTAGGATCGTAATTAGGGTCAGTTGGTACAAACAATGCAGAACCCGCTGATGGTGCGGCATTACCAGTAGCAAAACTAATAAAGTTATTGCCACGATTGCAAAATAACAAATAATTTAATGTGCCAGAGCTACCAAATACGGGATTTGCTGGATACCAGATGTAATCTGTTGGCGTTAAATCAAATGATGGAATATTAGTATTTGCAATACCATAATAAGTTGCCCCTCTAGGATTTGAAGTAAATCCTGTACCAGTTTGACTTGTAGCATAAGCAATACTTAAATAGCGTTCTGCATATTGTTGGAATGTTGTTGGCCGCCATGTAAATAAACTGCTTGGCGGGCTATATAGTGATGTTTCTACAGAATTCACCATTCTGGTAAAGAAATACCAATTACCAGCAGAAATTGTTGATAGCGTTACTGGTGGTAATGCAACTGAATTACCATAGGGTATACCATTAGGTTGCACGGCAGTTGTGCCAGCAAATATAAGCTGTGATGGAGATGGATTGGAATAAGCCGAATACCAAATTTCTGCATATTGCACAATGCCATTTGTAGAACTTTTTATATCTACTTGGAATGATGGATTTGCCGCATTTGGTAATGAATTAGCAATAACTGGGGCTGGTATAGTGCCAAAGCTGTTAGGTGCTGGCAACCCGCTATTGGGCTGTGGGTTATATTGCGTAACGCTGGCATCGTTATAAACCGATGGGTCATAAACCAATAATGTCAATGCCACAGAAATTGTGCCGTCTGGCGCAAAGTTTTGCTCTACTTTGATAACTCTAAATAGTTTTGCCACAAAACCATAATTGGCATTGGTCACGGTAACAATATCGCCAGCTTCTAATTCCAAACCAATATAGTTTATGGTGCAAGTAATTTGCAAATCCATTCGTGCCGCTTTTAAGAATCGTGTAGCTAAAAGCTGGGCTTGCACATCGTTATTAACCAATGGCAGTTGAATGGTTTGGGCGTTTTGTGGCTCATTAGGGTATAGCAATGATGGCGCAACTAAAGCCAAATTAACGGTGCTAGTGTTAAATGAACTATTTAGGCTAATGTCTGGAAATTGGCATTGTGCAATGTTATAGGTATTTGAAATATCTAAAGATACCACTTGAATAGCAGAAACCATATTGCTATCGTTAATGTCCATAGCCACGCTGTAAGTTGGCTGATTAACAATAACTGACCAAACTCCGTAAATCTCATTGTATTTAAGCAAACAATCGCAACAATTCACAATACTTTGCACATTGTCTAATATGTTTTTAGTGGTATCGATTGCGCCATTAAAGGTAAATCTAGGCTGTGTTTCTGGTACGCCAAGATAATTATTAAATGTAATAGTTTGGGCGCAATAAGTATTTAGCGCAGTTAAACTGGCAGTATCAATTTGTGATGCTGGAATTGCCCCGCCATATACGGTACTAGTCAAATAATCATAAATAACATCGCCTGGTGCTATTCGCGAATTAATGACTTCAAATTGTGTTTGAGCAATCGATGTAACACCAGCATTGGCGTTATAAGTTAAATGCACAATAGCAAAAGCGCAGTTGGTCATTAACTTACTATTATCCCATGTATAAGTAAGTCCAGGTGATTGCATTACTGTAATGGCAGATTGACTACTATTTACAGGATTATTTGATCCGTTGCTATACAAATATATATTTAGATACCCATTTACTTTGGTATCAACTAATCCTGTGGCTGGATCAACCAATCCTGTAACTGCGGTACTAGAGCTTTGACCAGGATTAACCGCATACATTTCGTTGCCAACTATTACTGATGGATCAATCGCCTTATTAAATACGATTGTATTAGTTGTGGTATTGATGCCGCTTACGGTGTAATAAATTGGTGAGCCAGAGTTAGCAAATGAAACCAATAATCCAGAAGTGACGGGTATAGATAATGTGCCAGAGTAAGTAATAGTATTGCCAGAAATAGTGGCAACGCTAACACTCGAATCAGTATAAGTAAGGCCGCTAAACAAGCACAACTTACCACCATAATAGATATTGCCATAAGCAATGGAATC